GTCGGAGCCGTTGCAGTAAGACCTCCTGCTACAGTAGAAGATATGTACACCGTCTGTCCCGCAGTAAATGCTGAAGTGTCCAGCCCGTTAACGTTTCCGATGCATGTCACGTATCCCGTAGCTCCGTTCGCGATAGACTCGGTCGCAAGGCCCGCTCCTATGGTCGTTGCGGCGGCATTTGACTGCGCCAGCGCTATCGTAGGCTTTCCTCCAGACGCTCCGCTGAGGTACACCACCGCCCCGTTGGGAATGGTAGATCCCGTGTTGTTCACGACCCTTATCCATTCCTCCTGCCCTACCTGAAGAGCGACGTTCGAGTCGTTGTTATAGAAAGTCAGAGATTCGTTTCCCGTATCGTATACCAGCTTTCCTGCAGCATATGTCGGAGATGCTGTTCCTGCAAAAGTGATAGACGTCGGAGAAGATATGGCACCCGTAAGTCCCGTAAGCGAAGTTATCGTGGAATTTGCTCCCACCGCCTGCTGGTCTAGCTGATATCTCGTTCCTGAGTTAGTAGCCGTGAAATAAAGGTGTCCCGACGCAAACTCCACGGCTCCCGCCTCGGTCGTCGAAAGAAGGGTTCCTGTCGCAAACTTCAGCGGAGACGTTCCTGCCGTCGCGGTTCCCGCCTTCAGATGGACTGCCGCGGTCGGGGACGTTACCCCGATTCCGAGATTCCCCCCCTTCAATGACATTTCCTCTGCATAAGTCGTTCCGTTATATGAGCCAAAGGCAAGCCTTGGGTCCGAACCCAAAGAGGTGTTATATATTATGTTCGAATCTCCGTTTCCCGTAGTCCTGTTCCATCCGAAAGCCAATCCCTGGGTGTTCGTCAGTATTCCTCCCGAACTGTTTCCGCCGACGTATACGTATCCCGGCATCTCAAGGTACATAGCCTTTGAAGAATCGGTGTCTATCCTTATCCTTCCGACATAATCGACGCTCGGATTGGTAAAGTCTATATACGCTATTCCGTTTGCGGGAGTAACTATCTCCATTCTCCGGTTTGAATCAGTCGCAGATTTTCCGAAGTAGAATCCGACATTTGCCGGGGCGTTTCCCATAGAGCCGTCTCCCTCAAACCACCCGTCGCCCGTAAAATGGGCAGGTCCGGACACGTCAAGCCGATACGAGGGGGTGCTTGTTCCTATTCCCACGTTGCCGTCGCTCCTTATGAGCATGAGGTCTGTCTGAGAGCCGGGAGCGCCTCCCGAAAAGATATGCCCGTGCACGGATGATCCAGCAGTATCTACGTTGTATCTGACGTACCCCCTAGTCCCAGACACATTGTCGAAGCCTATCTTGTACCCGTTTGAAGCGTAAAGCTCGATTCCGGGAGAAGTAGCCGAAAACGTTCCCGAAGCCCGTGCCGTAAGCAGTCGGGTAGCCGAGATGTCGCGAAGCATTATCAGGTCCCCTGAAGTATTCATTGTTCCGATGACAGCCCCTCCCGCCTCGTCCGCGTTGATCGCGAACCTCAACAGGCTGGATGACACGTCGAGACTGTAGTTGGCATTCGCGCCGTAAGCGAACTTCATGTTCGGAGAGTCCGTCGTGCCGTTGTTGAACAGGATAGAGCCGGCTCCCGATGCCGCCGTCGTATAAGCCCATCCGCCGGGTCCTATGACAATCTGCCCGTTCCCCGAAGGCCTTATAAGGAGGTTTGAGGACGAGTCTATTCCGATATCGTTGTAGACAGTCGCCGATCCGTTGGAGTCGTTGTACGTAAGACGCAGAAAATCCGAAGTTCCGAGGTTTATCTCCACTTTCCTGTCTGGCGCGGTCGTGCCGATTCCCACCCTGCCTCCCGCATAGTTTATTCCTCCTGTCACGTTGTCCCATTGGGACGAGACCAATGCATTCCAGCCGGCTATCTGTGCATCCGATACGAACCTGTTAGTTGAGGTGTCGGCGATGTCGTCGGTGTCGAACTCGGAGAAGTCCAGCGATATTACCGTTCCCGTGATGTCGATTCCCGTTCCGCCCGTATACGATCCTCCTCCTCCCGTAGCCGATATGACAGGATACTTGTTGTTCGACTTGTCTATCGTGATGTTCGTCCCGGCTATAATGTCCTGTATTCCCGTAAGCCCCGTATATGAGACTCCGCCTGTAGTATTCCGAGCATATTTTCTTATATCCTCATAATCCTCCAATCCCTTGATCGCCTTTCGGTCAAGCCTGTCGTCTCCTTCCAGCACTTCCAAGCCGTCTCGAAACTGCTCGCCATACGAAGGCAAGTCCTTTATCAGGTCAGCTTCCAGCTTCTCGATGATAAAAGTCTCATCTGCATCCTTTCCGGGAGCGCCGTTCTCAACCTTTATGTCAGCCAGGACATCGGCCTTTATCTTCCTGTAATCCACCTTTTCAGGCTGTGGAACTTTTATCATTTTCGACGCATCCTCCGCAATGGCCTTATAATCGATTGTGATGAGCGAAAGGACCTTTTCAGCCAGTTCCTCATCTTTGAACATTGAACGCGCTACAGAGGCAATTTCTGCCCTGTCAGAGGGAGTTATGACGTAATCCTTTCCAGGCTTTCCGCGAACCTTCTCCATTATGTTTTTCAGATCGGGAATGTTCTCGTCGAGCTTCTCTTCCAGCTCGAACATGTACTCCAAAAGAGCCGGCAGGCCCTTCTCGCCTAGCGCTATTATCTTCTTCAGCTTCTTTTCCTGTTGGGGTGTTATGTTTTCCATAGTTTTTTATTTTTTAGCGATCCTGTCGACATTTCCTACCGGATACTGGTTCTTGCTCCTGTCATTTCTTGCCTTTCTGTTCAGGGCGTATGCTCCCGCGGCCGCAGCTCCTCCGGAAAGGATGTCTGCTCCGGCGAATCCCTTGGTCTTGATGCTGATTCCGGCCTTCTTCAGAAGAGGCAGAGCTTCCATCACCTCCGCATTCGTAAGGGCCCGCTTCTCGACAATGTCCTGAAGCTGAGACAGCCTGAAGTACGTGTCAGAGTCCGAAAGGTCGACCTTTCCGTTGACTTTCAGCGGCAATACGTCGATATTTGACAGCTCTTTCGACACCTTGTCCTTCAAATTATCCCCAATCTTGATTGAGCCTCCTTGACTTGTATTCTTTTTAAGTGGTACAGTTTTAGACATGTCAATACTATTAGCATTGCTTGCGGTTCCGCTTGTGCTTGGGGCAGTCATCTGGTCCTTGATAGGACTTGCCTTGGCAAGAGTCTGGCTGTCAGAGTTCTTCAGGGTTCTCTTCAGAAGGGACTGATCAGGCGCGTTCAGCCTGTTTATTATGGATTTGAACTCCGTAGTATTTTTCGCATTGCCTGCATCCTTTATTATTTTCAGGTTTCTCTGCAAAAGCTCTTCAAGGTCAAGCGCATTAAGAACCTTATAGCCTGCTCCTCTCGGAAGCAGTCCTCCTATCAGACCTCTCAAAGATCCGCCGGTAAGAATATCGGCGTATTTTGAAAGTCCGTGACCTATCTTCTCGAGAAGGCCTCTTTCCTCTATCCTGTTCTTAAGCTTGTTCACCGCCTCCATGTTCTTCTTTACGAGATTCTTCGTATTATAAACTGAAGACATGAGCCGGTCGGCCTTCAATGCCTCGTCTCCGTTTATTCCCGATCTCGCGAGATCCTTTATGCCCTTTCTGGTGTTCTCGAAAAGCTGGGCATTTACCGAAGTCAGGGCCTCTCCCGTCTTTCCGAACGCCTTCTCTCCGAACTCAGAGCCGTAAGTCCTTGCTATGTCGTTTATCTCAAGTTTCGTAAGTCCGTTAGTCCTTGCGGTATTTATCAAGTCCTCTATATCTGCTTTAGCCACGACGTCTCCGGTCTTGTCGTAAAGTTCCGCCAATTGATTCAATGCATTGTCCACGTAGTTTACGGATGCCTGACCTCCCGCCTTTGTTGGCTTTACCGTAACAAGATCGTCCAGCAGCGTCTTTGTCGTGTCCTGAGAAAGGCTACTGTCGACTACCTTAGAAAGCTCGGGTATCTTCTCGTCTAATTTTGTATATAAATCCTTCTGAGTCTTCACTCCCTTCGTGTCGATAGACTGTATCGCCTCGATTCCCTTGCCAAGATCTCCTGTCTTTCCCTGAAGTATCTCTCCTGCAGCCTGATCCAATGAGACCGTAGGGCTGTTCGCCTCGTTGAATACTCCCTTCAATTTCGAAGTCGCCTTTACGGCTGCATTTTCAGCATTTGAAACTCCGGCCTTTACGGCATTTGCGATAGGCGCTTCTGCAGCCTTACCCAAACCTAATGTAGATATGTCTACAATATTCTGCAAGTCTTTGAATGCCTGAGGGTGCTTTTGCGCAAATCCCAGTATCTGCTGACCTGCGTCCGTTTCGGCGGCGGGAGCGATTACGTTCTTACCGATCGCGTCTATTCCCTGCCTTATTCCGGGAGCTTCGATGATAGGAGCTGCCGCCGCACGCGCCACGTTTCCGACCGTGTTCAGGCCGGACCTTATTATTCCCGCAGCCTGATTTCCAATTCCCGCAAGCCCTCCCTGAAGCTGACCTTTTGAAATCTGATCTGCGGACGACTTTATTCCTGAAACTATGTCGCTTCCGGCAGCCTTGTACTGAGAAGACACCCTTGACAGGTATCCTCCTTCCACGGGAATTTCAGCTTCCTTTGAAACGGGTATTCCTCCATTTTTTTCTGCGAGTTTTTTGTAGTCTATTGCCATATTATTTAATGTTAGCCTGTTTCTTAAAGTTGTTAAGTTCCGACTGGGTAGCAAACGTGTATGTCTGACCGTCCGGAGTCTGCACCGACAATTCGGCAGTATAAGGAGAAGACAGGAATGTCCCGTTGTATGCCTTTCCTGCAGAACCTATCAGTCCGTTCAGCGCGTCGACTCTTGCCTGAGCCTTCAAAGCCACGGTATCCTGCTTGTCTCCAGGAAGAGGGAAATACAGCTCTCGGGCAGTTGAAAACTCCTCAGGAGATATTGATGCTCCCGATTCCTTTCTCAACACGGCTGTTATGAAGTTCTTCTGGGCCTGCTCTACTTTTTGGGTGTTTGCAGACTTGAAGAAGTTTGAAGCCGAAGTATTGGCGTTCGACCAGATGCTCGTAGCGTTCTTCGTAAGATCATTTATGGTGTTTGAAGCCGCGACCGCTCTCGTTGCATATCCAGATGCCTGAGGGTCGGCCTTTCCTGTAGGCTTCTGACCTGGGACAACTCCCTGAGTATCGTTCAGCGACTGCTGCGATTCAAGCGAGAATCTTGCCCTGCTCAATGCAAGATTTCCCTGAGCGATGGCAAGCTGCGCTCGATCCAATGCTCCGATATATCCCGATCCTGCTCCCAAAGTAGTTACTTCTCCTATTCCTTGGGCGTTCTGTATCTTCTGTATCAATTGCTGGTTAGATCCTCCTCCGTTCTTTGCGATCTCGATAAGCATGTCCGTCTTTGCTTTCTGAAGAGCCTGAATATCGGCCTTTTGAGTTTTCAAGTCGTCCTGCAAGAAATTAAGCTTCTCCTTCTCCTTAGAAGAAAGGTAGTCCACGTTGTCCTTTCCGAATGTCGAAAGGTACTGAATCTGAGTGTCGATAGGCGCTGTAAGCAGCTTTGTCTGCCTGTCCGCATTGCTTTGGATGGCAGTTATGTTCTGGTTTGCCGCAGCCTGCCTGATTGCAAGGTCCGCAAGACGTCTTCCGTACGTATCATTGAGAGTATTATTTGATATCTGCTTCTGACCTTCTGAGGCGAATGACTGGCGCAATTTCTCCTGCTCTCCCCTCAATGCGACCTGTTCCGTCGCTATCTCGGTGTTGATTTCTGAAAGCGCCTTCTGCTGCTCCTGAAGTCCTAATTGGTTCTCCAATGCGACCTGATTTGCCTGAATCGAAGATTTCATTCCCATTGCCTCCTTCGCCATCGCTATTAAAGATTTCTGCTCCTGTTCAGCTTGGTTTCCCGTAGCCGACTTGACCTGATTGTAGTTGTCTTCCGCCTTTGCTACCGAAGGCTGGACGGCGCTCACCACTCCCGCGGATGTCGTATCGGGAGCCAATGTAGGCAATTTCAATTGAGGAGTCTGCTGAAGAGACTGGGGCGTGATTGCAAGAGCCGCCTGAGGCTGCTGGATAGCTATCGCGTTGTTAGTCTGGTTCAGGGGAACCTGAGAAGGGGTCACAGCGGTCGGATTGAAAGACGACGCGCTTCCGTTGACGAATGAGGCGGGGTTCTCGTCTGCTACGAATGTGTTTGTTTTTGCGTTGAATGCCATGTGTTATTGGTTTTGCTTGTTGTCAAGAATTAATTCGTCGATCGTGGTCTCCCCCGTGGCCACTACCGCCGCCTTCAGCTCTATCAGGGTCGAAGGCTGGCTGATGACTGTTTCCTGAAAGAACTTGGCTATATTTGTAATTATACCTATCTTTTTCCATTTCTGCAAACGGGCCTTGGCGGTTCCAGAGACGTTTATTACGGTCTCATCCAAGACTACGGTATACGTTCCCGCAAGGAAGGAAATCGAGGATACGTGGGCTATCCTTCCGCTTCCTTTTCCCTGTATTATCGTTATCTCGTCACCAACCTCGATTCCTGCCTGAGTGGTCGTGAAAGTCGTATCGCTCGACCATGTGACTGCGAAATCCGTATGGGGAGTTCTGGTTGTCCTATACTTCCATACCATGCTCATTCCCGCCGTCGGAGTGTACAGCGTCGTTATCCTGTTCCACATGTCCGCGAAATGCTGCGCCCTGATCTGCACAGTAGAGAAGAATCCAGCCTTCTGCTCGTTGTCATAATAGTTGTCGGTAAATATCCCGTAGCCGACAGTCGTTGCATCTGAATAGAAAGACGCCCCGCAAAGGAAGTTTCCCTTCTGCGCGTCCGAATATGACGAAAGGTCCGGAGTGTTGGTCAGTCCTCCCACGCCCTTCAATATTATCTGCCCGTTGTCGTACTGCGTTCCCGCTATTGTGTTGTATGACATCGAGTACTTGTGATACAGCGATCCCGTATCGGGCAGGTATTCCCATATTCCCGAGTGAAGGTTCTCTTCCTGAGTCTGCATGGCGTCGTTGTTTCTCGCGTTTACAAGCATCGACAGCCTTCCGTCTATGAGGGTCATTCCGTTCGGGTGTATGAACCTGTCATTTCCCGACGATCCCGTGGCGTTCGCGTTGTACAGCGCGTTCCTTCTCACCGGCAGCGTCTGTATCTTCGTGAATCCCGATCCGTTGAACTGAAGCACTTCCGCGTTCGAATTCATCACGTACGCGAAGCTGTTGTCCACGTAGGCGGCCAATGCCCCCTGCGCGTACACGTTGTGCCTGTACCTGAAGGTGTTCTTCGTCTCTGCGTTCCAGTCGATCACGAATCCCTCGGTCCCGTCAGTCGTTATGATACCCACAAAAAGACCAGTCGAAGTGGGCTTTATAAAGGTTACCTTGTAGCTGACAGGGAAAGTGAAGTTGAATGCGGAAGATGAAGTGTCCGAAATAGTATACGCCGTGTCGCATGAGACTATCGTATTGTCGGTCCTCGTCCAATACAGCCTGCTGTTATATACGGCAAGAGGTCGGACTATTGTATTTGAAAGTCCGGTGTCGATTGTGTCCCATCCTCCAGTTCCGAGACCGTTAGCGGCCTTCCTGTAGATTCTCGACTGGGTCGAAACGACAAGGACGTTGTTGAACACCCTGATATCGGAATATCTGCTGTCGCAGTCCGAAGGGGTCGAGAAGGGTCCCGAGTTCGAAGCGTCCTTGGCGAACGCTCCCTGGGGATTGGTGGCCTTCCACACGTATGATCCTGACACCGTCCACCAGAAGCCGTCGAAATATACGAATCCGACCGAAACGTCCAGATCGGTCACGGTGTTCGTCGTTATCCTCGTCCTAGGCGCAAGAGAAATCTTCCCCTTCTGGTATGAGAGGTCCAAGTTGAAAGAGTTGTACAGGGTTCCCTGCACCTCTCCCATGTTCAGCTGTCGTATGTTGCCGTTGAGTAGTTTAGACATATGCTGGTATTGTATATTCCTTTCCCTTCCACTTTATTATTAATGAGGCGTTCGATATCTTCGGAAATGTCACCTGGTCTCCCAAGGAGTTGATAGTCACGGTCGTCGTCTGTGTCCCGCCCTTCGCGTCCTTCACGACCTCGTTCTGTATGTTTGACCTCAGCTCTATGGACATGTCCCTGTTGGTCAGGTCCCTCCTGATCTGGTCAATCTGGGCCTGCAACGAGTTTATTTGCTCCTGCATGGCTAGTTGTCCTGCTTGATTAGTAATGTCGTAGAGGCAAGCGATATTCCGATCTTCTTTGACACCGTTCCGGCTGAAGACGCGATAGCTCCCGGAGTGTTCGAAAGATAGTATGTAAGCCCCGGAGTAAGCCCCGAGAACGAAGTGTACGCGTTGTTTATCTGCACTGAAAGCGAAGCTGCAGCCGACGCGGAAGCCCTGGCTATTCCTATGAAGTTCGTCGTCCAGCCCGTTCCCACGTACTCTCCCGAATCAGCCGAAGTCCTGTATACCCTGCCTGCCGTAGTGTAAGACTCGAATACGGCAAAGGCGAAGTCGCCCGTAACATTGGTAGTCGCGACCCACGTAGAGCCCGAGTTCGTAGACTTTCCGGGAACTCCTCCGGAATATGAAGAAGTAGTTCCTCCCCTCCATGACACGGGGTTTCCCGCGTTGTCCCAGTCCATCACGATATAATACGTCGTAGACGGCGATACGGCCAGGTTGAAAGTGAACGCGGTGGTTCCGTTCGGGTTTCCCGAAGTCACCGAAGCCAGGTCGGAGCCGTTCGGAGTCGATCGTATCCTTACTGTGAATGTTCCCGTAGATCCGTTTGAGGTGAACACCCCCCTCACCCTCTTGATCATCGTTGTAGTCGAAGACGTCGTGAAAGACTGGTAGTACCAGTTCGTTCCCCCGATGTCCTCTCCCGTCGTGTTCGTATTTGAGAATGCCGACAGTATCTTCGCCTCAGACCCGTCCGCAACCATGACCGCGTCGCCCGCAGTTATATTTTCTCCCGTAGTTATCGTGATAGATGAATCGGACAATGAGGATCCCGAAACCCATGAAGCCACTCCGGCTCCGTTTGTCGAAAGCACGTCGCCGTTGGTTCCGTCGGCATTGGGAAGCTTGATATTTGCGGTTCCGAACTTCACGTTTCCAGATCCCTTTCCCTTCAGCGACAGGTCTATGTTCGCATCAGTCCCGTTGGCGTCTATCAGCGGGGCGTTGCCCGTGGCCGCGTTCGTAACCCTGACGTTGTTCACTGCCGATGCGGTCTGCACGAACTCGATCTGCTCGTTGCCGTTGGAATCGTCTATATGCCCGTTATTTGCGATTCTGGGAGCAGTTAATGTCTTGTTCGACAATGTCTCCGTCCCTGCAAGGGTAGCGGCCTTGTCGGACCCCGTAGCCCCTGACAGCTTGTACGTGTGAGACGTGGTCACCACCGATCCGTCGGCTCCCACCTTGTTCTTCAGAGCCTCTATCGAGTCGTTCTGGAAAGATTCAAGCCCCGCGTGGTCGAACGCTCCCACCTGGTCCGATGCCGAGGGATTCGTGGTGTCTTGAATAGAGGTTGGATATGTGTTTGTTGGATATGCCATATGTTGTTATATTTTTATTTGATTAGTCCATGTCTGGTCGAGTCCGAGCCCGTTGAAGTATACGGTGTTTCCCGTATCGGGGTCGAGAAGCTGGTTGAAGGAGATGAGCGCCTCGTTGAACGTCCAGCCCGCGAGCATCGTAGATTTTTCAAGATTGTCCCAGATTGTAGTCATATTTTATTTGTTATTTTGATAAAAAGGCTTTAATTGAGGCCTCTCGTCGAGATTCCTCTTCGAATAATATTCCTTCACCGCCTTCTCCTGCTCCTGAAGCAGCTCGAAGAGGCTCTTCGCCTGGGGCATAGAGCGCTCTATCGCGTAATGAGCCGAAGCGTAAAGGGCTGGATAGTTGTGGAAGATCGATGCGAATCCCGGCTTCTTAGTGGTATCTGCAACCGTAAAGTAAGACGGACCCCTCTTGAAGTACACCTTGATCCCGTTCGTCTGGCTGTAGTTCGGAGTGAAGTCAAGCCACAGGGTATCGCCCCTCTTGTCGTACATTGAGGGAGTTCCCGACCTTCCGGCGTTGTTTTCGAAATATGCCCGGGAGTCCGGGCTTTTCTCGTCTATCGGAAGTATCTCCGCCCATAGCCCGCTGCTAGAGTTCTGTATAAGAACCTTCTCTATCTCGAGATGCTCCAAAGAGAACGTGTAGTTCCTCTGGGTTGCCACGATGTTAGTCTGTCCTATGGCGAGGTCGGTGTAGTTCGAGTCGTCCCACTGCCATCGACCGTCCGCGGTCATCGCAAGGAAGGCGAACCTGTCCATCCCCCTGTTTATCCTGTTCGTGAACTGGGCAAGAAGGTTGGCGTCATTTGCAATCCTGCCGTACCCCTCGTCGCCGAAAGACATCACTTCGCATGACTGCAGTAATCCGTCCTTATTCGAGCTGATATCGTTGAATTGTGTCATTGTGTTGTTTATTTGCTAATGAAAGCCACCGATTCGCTTTCACCAGCCGATAAGGGCTGATATTTTGTTATGAGGCCGTCGTTACAGCGATCCAAGTAGTAGTTCCGTTGTTCACATAAAGTCTTGTCGATGAAGATGATCCATCAGATCTTATGTACAGGGAGCCCTTGATGGCTGAGATCGTAGGCGCGCCTGAACCGTAATAGATTCCGACCGCTCCGATTCCAAGCACCTGCGCTCCTCCGGCAATGGTTCCTACCTGAGTTCCCGATGATGCGACTCCGTCGAATGACGGATTCAAGCCGTTTGCTATCGCCATATTATTTTGTCGATTTAGCGGCTTTTAATTTCGCGTCCAATTCCTCTTTCTTCTCCTCGTAGTTCTCAGGAGACTGCTCCTTGTATCTTTCGATAGTGTCAGACAGCTTTGCCTTAAGGCTGTCTTTCTCCACGACTTCAGTTCCGTCATATACTTCGTCTTGATGAGCCTTAACAACAGATTCTACAGAAACTTCTCCGTTTCGGACTGCTTCTGCCTCTTCTGGTGTGTAGATCTCTCCGGGTGAAAGCGGATATACGGGATTAGAGACGATATCTGCTACATCTTCGCCTTTAGTTTCAATGAAGGTAGTCTCTCTAGGTTCGATAGTAACTTCTCCTTTTACGATGTCGCTGCCAAGATCAATTGTTGTTGAACGAGTAGCTTCATCTTTTGTTTGGTTTAATTTATTTGCCATATGTTTATTTTTGGTTTAATTCCTCTCGGGGAGATTCCGATGCATGTATCGGTGGGAGGCATGCGCCGGAACCCCCCAAAGAGGGTGAGTAATTTATGCTAAAGTGATGTCGATCACAAGAGGCAGATTGTTTGCCCAAAGCTTGAATCCGATGTATCCGTAGACTGCAATTTCCATTCCAGTCTTTCCTGATACCATCTTCTCTTCGATCTTAACCAGTCTAGGAGCCGCATATGTAGCAACTCTCTTAACTCCGGCTACTCTGTGTCCAGCGTTCGTATAAGTCTTTGTTCCCAAAGTCTCGTCAGCGAATGTTCCTGAACGTACTACGTAGATATCCATACCCATGTAGCTGTTTACGAATCCGTTTCTCAATGCTGAGTCAGCATAGTTGAATCCGTTAGTTGCCTGAGCTGTAATGATACCTGGAAGGTCAGTGTTCTCGATTACCAAGAACAGCCCGTCAGCGTATGACGACTCGTATCCTGACAATTGGGCGATAAGGTTTGACATGATCGCGTTGAAGTTGGCCGCAGTGAACCCTCCTACCGGAGTAGTGTAAGTTCCAGTTCCGTCTTCACAAAGGTTGTTGATTACGTATCTGTCAACGACTTCTTTTACTTTGTATGTCATCTGATCGATTCTTGACGCGTATAGGTCGAATTGAGTCAATAGACTTTCAAAGTCTCTGATGTGCTCAGCTACGATAAACTCGTCTGTAACTGTTAATGTGTCATCTGTCGTCGTAAAGTCTGCAGGCGTATATGAGCCTGACAGTGCCTGTACTACCACGGTTGGCGTAGATGAGTAAGGGTTTTGAATTCTTAGTGCATCTGATGTGTCCACTTTACAGATTGCCTCCGCGATAAGTCTTTTTCTTAAAGCATATGCCAATCTTGATGAGAGGAATTTGTCCCGATAAACACGGGATGCGATGGTATTTGCCATTTTGTTATTTGTATGTTGTGGTTAATTTAATAACCCACCGATAGGTTTTACCCCCTTTTTCCAGCGCTCAGACTGTGAAGCCTGTCAAGGTCCTCGTCTGATTCCGGAAGTATGCCTTTCTTTGCATTCGCTAGGATTGCATCGTCTGACAGCTTGGAGCTGGAACGTCTTGACGCACCGCTGTGCGATGCCTGGGAAACGTTTCTCTTTTCCGACTTTACATTCAATATTGCTTTCAACTCGTCTTTTTTAAGGGCTTCATGAACCTCTATTCCCTCCATTCGAGCGTATTTTGTAACGGTTTCGATGTCGTCGATGTCTATGTTCGCTCTGTTGATCGCTATGATGTCTAGTGTGGTAAGATTTCCAGCTTCTCTTCCCTCATGAGTCGGCTTTGCCTGATTTACGCCTTTCAGCTTCTTCTCGGCTATCTCCGCCCTGGTCTTTTGATCGTTATACGCCTTGTCCTTCTTTTCGGCTTCGGCCTTCCAATCTATTTCGTCCTCGTCGTCTTCCGAAAGGTCGATGTCGAGTTCTGCTTCTGCATCTTGTGGATTTAAGGCATCCTCAGTTCCGTTTGTAAGATTTTCATCTTGCATATTTTTTAATCGGCTTTTTAAGCGGTTCCGATTCCTCTTAGTTAGTTATAATTATATAGCGTTATGCCAGCATGTCAAATTATTTCGAGCTGTTCTGATTCTTCCTCTTCTCGGCCTCGTCGGGATTCTCGGACTCGCGCCTTGCCATGAGGCGGAGGTTGGCGAACTGGATGGTCATTCCGTTGATGAAGAGGTTTCTCGCCTTGAGCGCTATATGGTTCTCAGTCGGGTCTTCAGAGGGAGAATAGGCTGTGAGGTCTATCTTCTCCGAAGTCGGCTCCTGAAGCCTTTTAAGGGCGTCTGAGAGCATTTCATTGACCCTCTTTCGGGCCTGTATCTCGACTTCGACCTCCTCTGGCATCTTGTTCTCAAGATTTACCATCGCCCAAAGGTCGGTGACCTGAGTGATCGGATCGTCATTGCTAATTTCCGGCAGGAAAGTCTTCTTCAGGATCGAGTGCAGCTCGCCCCTTCCGAACGCCTCCTTCGCCTGGGCTATCTCCGCTTCAGTAAGCCCTCCGAAAAGGAATATCTTCCTCGCAAGGTACAGAAGCTCGTCATTGTCCTTCAAGAGGGACTTCAGGACGCCGTATTCGGCCTCCGAGTATCTCGATGTCTTTGTTTCGTTCATGTTTGTATTTAAATTAATTTATAATGCCCCACCGTCATTACTCGTTAAGTAACCATCTGGGGTGAATTTTCCGCTGATAATGGCTGACCAGATGGGTCAAGCTGCTGCTGGGACTGATTCGTCTGAGCCTGAAGCCGCATATCCTGCGCTGCCTCTATGTCTCCAAGCTCGATAGGCGATATTGCGCCGGTTATCGTAAGAACCTTGTTTATCAGGAATTTGTTTATAGGCCTGTCTGCCATCTGGGCCTTGACAGGATCCATCGTTATTCCCAATACGTTTGTAATTGTCTCCATTGTCAAGTTGACGTCCTTCTGATCCGTAGGCGTGTCGATTTCAACTTCCCATTCGAAGTCCTTGATCGATTCCTTCCAGGTCTTCCCGTCGATGTCGGACGGCTTGAAGAAACGCTGATTACCTAGGTCTGCCAATTGAGCCTTCATTCCGACTTCCTCCTCCTGAGCCATCTGGGCCTGGTCTTCAGGCGTAGGCATAAGACCCTCGTCAAGCACCTGCGATATGATCTTGGCGTTCACCTTGGCAGCCACCTTGTTCGACACGAACTTGCTGTCAATCTTCTTGATGTCCTGGCTATCCATTAAGGCGCTAATCTCCTCCGTAGAGTCCATTTTTCGCTTTACGAAGGGTATTATGAAGTCTCGGAACATCTGCTTCAAGGCTATGTCCTTGTTGTATCCCATCTCCTCGAACAATGATGACGATTCATTCACCGCCAACTGCTGCGTTCTGTATGCAGTTCCAGACTTGATGTCTCCTCCCCGCATCGCCTCAGGGGTGGATGAAAGCGACTGCGACAGCGAGTTCCATTGGGCTCGGGCGTTCTGCAGCGCGGTTATGTCCGTAGTCTGCGTGTTCACCTTCGTAAGGGGACGTCCGTCCTCGTGTATTAAAATATCCCCATTATCTATGTTTGTTGTTGCATTCTTTCCCACGAACGAGCCGTCCGACGTCTGGTATATGTCCTTTGCAAGGTCCAGCTTGTCCTTCGTAAGCTTCTCGTAGTGGTTGAACATCCACTGCGAATCGAACAGCAGTTCGACCGCTCCGGCGCTTGTAGCCCGCTGTCCCGTCGCGTCCGGCAATAAGTTCGTAAGTATGTAGGGAGACTTGTCCTCGCGTCCGCACACAAGCTCATATTCCTTGTAGTCCTTGGTTGAGTTAGAGCCTAGCATCGATACTATATGCATCTGCTGCACGTAAGTGTCGCCGTCTGATTCGTCGCCTGTAACCAGTGACAAAGGCAATACGCCGTGCAGCTCGTACAGCTCTATGAAGTCAGCCCTGTTGTCCTTCTGCTCGTGCCTAAGGTTCTGTCGCGATACGACGTCGTCCAGCAATGACTTGGCAACCTTCTTGTCGTATCCGGGATGATTCATCAAATCAGCGGGCGTCAAATAGAACTTCTCGATGACCACGTTGCTTTCGAAGTCTATGGGGTCGAATATAAGGTTTCCAGGCTTCGTAACGGAAAAGTCCAGCTCTCCGCCTCGATCAATCCATTTAGTAACGGCCCATCCGTATGCGGACAGCGTCATTCCCCATTTCGTCAGGAACGATTCGAACTGAGACTTGTTCGCCCAGTTCTTCAATAGCACGGTAGCCATATAGGCTGCCAATACGTTTCCCTCCTTGTCGGCTCTCACCTTGATGTCCTTCAGCCGCCTCTTCGTAGCCCTGTACCAGATGTTTACGGCGGATATTACGATGTTGGCGAATGGCTTCTCCCTTCCCTGCGCGTCGGTGTCTCCTGAAATATGGCGAGATGCCAGATAGGCTTCGACCCTGTTGTTTGTGTCGAATTGGGAAAGCTCCACATGCTCCGACACCTTTACGGTCTCGCTTGTGAACTTAGTTTCAAGATCTTGTATTATCTGACCGACCGTTTTTATGTTGTCCATTTTTTATAGTAGCGTCCCACCGATACTATGTTTGTTAATGATTATATTATACACTTGTTATTTTTAGTTGTCTATTTGGTCGAGTTATGCTCGTAATTCGACTGGTTCTTGTTGAACTGCTGGGCCTGTCGGATGATTATGTGCTCGCGTCCTCCAACAGCCTCCGGTATCGCGTCAGCCTTGAGAACGAACCACATGCGGAATATCAGCGAATCTCCCACGTCGGGTGACTTTCCCAATGACAGCTTCACTTCATCTTTAGGTATTATCTGCAACTTGCCTTCGGAGTCTATGTCCTTTCGCTTCAGCAGCGCCGAAACCTCCTCGATGATCGTGTTTCTCAGCTCAGGCACCTTGAACGCTATCTTGTGCTCGTTGATGAGCTCTGCTAGCTTAAATCCGCACTGGCTCTTCAATGACCTGAAGTTCACCCTAGGAGTGAAGTCATTCTTGATCTGGCTTATCTTAGCCCTTATTTCGCTCCCAGTGGGCAATGGCGAGCTGTTTGCTACGAATCCCCGAACTCCGAACAAACTGTCGACCACGCCTCCTCCGATGCCGTCCTCGTCGATGATTATGTGCGAGTAGGGAATGCGTTCACTGGCCGCTATGAGCTTTATCTTGGCTGCGGTCTCCTGCGTGTCCTGCTTCGAGAACATGTCCACCTTGTAGAGCTCCAATCCTTCCCAGTATGAAATGACCGTCTTGTCCTTTCCCATTCGGGCAACATCGACAGTAAGATACTTCTGGTTGTCCTTCACGATGGTGTTGGAGAACGCGTCATCCAGCGAGTTGTAGTCTATCAATGAGTTCCTGTCCTCCGCATAGTCCCAGTCCCCGTAGAACAGACGCTGACGTCTCACCTCGTCCTTCTCGTTCCTAAGCGTGTCCACATAGTCGGATGACATGTAGGGATTGTCGGTAACCAATGCCTTGATGAACTTCTTCGTAGGTCCCAATGTCCCGTCCTTGTGCGGGTCTACATAGTCACGCTTCATCCAGCCCTTCTTCGGGTTTGCCGTTATCAATAGCTTCTTCTTCAACTTGTATTCCTCATTCTTCCATCGTCCCACTGACAGCCAAAGGTTCGCCTTGGCTACCTCGGGCACCTCTCCTCCCTCCTCGATCCAGCCCCTAGTCATCTGCATCGAACCGAATCTTTCGAACAATGGGTCACTTGGGACTTCCGAACATGAGATCATGAACACCTTCGATCCATTCTTCAGGTTGAACACGTTGTCCTGCCCGTTGAACGAGCAGTAATCCTCGAACTTAAGACCCCAGTTCTTGAACACCTCGTGAACCGTAGGCACGGTAAACTTCCTAAGGTCTATGAGCTCCTTTCTGGCAATGAAGTAATGGGTATCTGGGTATATGAGAGCGTCTCCGAATATCAATGACGTTCCGAGGTATGACTTGCCCCCTCCCTTTCCACCCCCATACAAAATCTCCTCCGTGGTGTCGTCAATCCAGTATTCCACGGCTTCGAGCTGCTTTTGATTGCGTGTCTTAAACTGTATTTGCATTATTTAGTCTTTTTAAGAGATTGAACAATTACCTTTCGAGGCTGTTCCGTATCCAGTCCCAGATGCTTGTTTATTTGTCTTATCATTGATATTAAGTCCATATTATTATTCATTTTCCTTTATTATCTGCATTCCGGTAATGGGCTTGAACTCTATCGCTCCGCCGTCCTTGCCTGTCTGCTCTGTCCTTGTCGAATAGCCGTTGTCTTTTCCCAATGTGGTGGCTATCGTCTTGGACACGTCCATCACTATTCTCATCACGTCAGCCCTTATGTTGCCGTTATCATCCAAGTAATGAGCTTCCATTCCTTTCTTCAAGTTCTTCTCCGCCAATGAGAGCATTTCCTTTCTCCTAAGCTTCTCTTTTCGCTCAATGAACCATCCACGTACCGTTATGTTCTTTGCGGTAGCCTCCTCATACCCCGCCTCTATGGCAGATTCGTATGCGTTCTCATAGCCCTTT